CAACTAGAGATTTGACTCCAGCTAATTTTTTTCTTCTTTCTATAAATTTAGAAGATTTTTTTTCAAATGGATTTACAGGTTTTGTTGGGTCCTTTTTCATTAATTTTTTTCTTCTTTCCATAAAGTCACCTCTTTTAGCTTTCATGACTTTACCTTTTTTTTCTGCTTTTAAAATTTTAAAATCTTCTGCATCAATTTTATTATTTTTATTTTTATCTAATTTAGCTTGACCACCTGTTAACATTCCAGGTGTGTATCTTTCTCCGTATCTTTTAGTTTTTGTAGACATCCTCGCCTCTCTTATTTTAGCTTTTCTTTCATCACTTCTTTCAGAAGGGCTTTTAGGTTCTTCCGCTTTTTTTGAAGCACCTCCAAGAATTCCAGGAGCAGGTTTAGCCATAGCTTGTGTTTGTTGTTTTGCTTGTTCACTTCTGTCTTTTTTTACAATTCTTAACGGCATACAAACTCCTAATAATATTTATATTCTTTTTCTAATTTCATTGGTGGGTCGTCCCAATCGTCCGAGTACGTAGAATCAACATAGTCATCGTATTGTCCATTAGGAAAGGCAGCACATTCCTCAATTACTTCCTGAGCAAAATGTTCATCTAATGGCGCATACACCATACCAGACTCAAAGACAGGGGCACAGCTATTTATACGTGTATGCTTGTCTCTTCCACGTGCTGGAACATAATCAATTACAGGGATTCCTGCACGTCTTAGCTCATGTATTAGTGGCTGACCACTAGCCTTAGCCTCAATAATAACCGTTTCAGGTTCCCAATAATGGTATTGTTCTAGTGCAAGGTTTTTAAGATCAGGGAAATCATACCTACCTTTTTGTGCATCAAGAAGAATGATACATTTCTCATAACCCTCTACAGGTTCAAATATTCCCCAAGTTGTAATAGCTGAATAGTCTGCGGTTTCTTTTTTAGAAAATGCAGTATCATAAGATTGTATCACGTGTAGCAGTTTTGGAAGATACTCCCTATCGTAGTCCTGCCACCACTCACGTTTTATAATTGCACCCTCTTCTGAAGTTGGGTCCTGCATATACTGTGCATTCCAATTCTTCATTGAGATAGAAGCTTTTACAGAATCTAAATCTTCTCTGTTCCAATACTCAGGCCATACTGGTTTGTCGTTGGGCATAATTGCAGGAAAAGAAATTATTTTCCATTGATCTGCTTTTGCTTCTCCTTGAGCCTTAACTAATCTTCCCGTTAAATCATCAGTTGCCCATCTAGTCATTACAACTAATATTCTACCACCTGGTTGTAAACGTTGACGTGGTCCTGAACTATACCACTCGTACGCACGATCCATAGCTGTATCAGATAGTGAGTCTTGTTCAGTATGTGGATCATCGATAATAAGCAAATCCGCCCCTCGTCCTGTGATAGAACCGCCAACCCCCGCTGCAAAGTATTCACCCCCATGATTAGTCTCCCATCGGCCTTTTGCTTTACTATCTTCTCTTAGTGTAACATTTCCAAAAATTTCTTTATACTCCTTGGTGTTCATTAAGTTACGAACTTTACTACCGAACCTTGAAGCAAGTTCAGCGTTGT